CTGAGTCGCACTAAACGAAACATTACCTATACCAATTGGTACAGACGTTATACCACCACCAACCGAGGTGGCTAACATTCGTAGGCTCTCAGACAGTGCTAGTGTCTCAATCGGCTGAAGTAGACTTGGCGGTACTTCTTCAAGGGTTCTCTTGTAAGCTATCTTCATTATCATCTTGCTATTGGACGATGGTGTTGGCATAATCATTACCTTGCCCGTGTCCAAATTGTATTCCCAGTCATAGTTGAATCTACTACTTAACTGCTCCCACTTCTGTGCTACGATAACTGCCAGCGAGTGGCTATGAAACGTACTTAGGTCTCCGTCACCTATATTCGCAAACTCTTGAAACCAAGCAGAGTCTCCGTCATAACTAGCTATATCTGGGAACACAACGTCTAATACATTGTACGTTCCTTCCGGTACTGAATACTCAGACTGACCGGAAACCATTGTTACCAACTCATAACCAATCTTTGGCTTAATCCTAGCTAAGTCATCAAGAGCAGAGTCAATAGCGTACTGCAACATGCTTTCTGACATCCCCGCACCCGAACTACCGAGTAATGCCGTCAGTCTTGCTTGTAATTCATTTGCAGTCACTATTACACCTCCCTACCCTACTTGCTTGTTTTCTTTGCTTCAACTGGTGCAAGTACCCTAGCGAATTTTCTTCCCCAAGCTTCATCAAGAATGATTGTTCCACCCGGAACTACTTCTTTCTTGTCACCTGTCTCATCGTAGATTACCTGTAACCTAGTCGTAATGTTCTTGAATCTCTTTCTTGCTTTAGCCATATTTCTTCTCCTCCTCAAATTTGTCCTGTTCAATTAAACAATAGCCTATGCTAATGTTGCTTTCTTCCAGTTGCTTACAGTTTCGGTACAATCATCCACTGCTACATATATATAGCTTGCGTCAAACATGATTGTACCTTTCTTTGCTACTGTACCATCTACACCACCGGTTAATGTAGCTTTAGCCCATTCTGCCTTGTCCGCATCAGTATCAACAGCGATGCTATTTCCTTCTGTTCCATAAACAACAGCGGTTACTACAACGGTATCACCATCACCATCTACTGCTGTCACCACTGAATCCTCATTAGCTGTAATAGCCACAACTAAGGCAGTAACTGCATCTGATGCAGTAGCACCTTGTGAAACATCAACTGCAATATTGCCTTCAGCTGTTTTTTCATCTGTGTCAAACTCATATACGGCACCACCTATCGTAACAGTTTCCCCGTCAGTTACGGAACCGCTAAAAGTCAGTGTTCCTTGTGCTCTGGCGGAAGTCACAACAGTGCCGCTTGGAATTACTAACAAAGAACCAGCTTCAACTTGGTCTCTATAAATTCTTGGCATGTGAACTCTCCTTTCTTTTATAAAAGGGGCAAGGCATCAACCCTACCCCTCAGCTACTACTAAGAAATTGTTACTGTAGCATACAGGTCAGTAATCAACGGCTTTCTAGCATATCTACTCATTACTGAACGAACTGACTGCATAGTGTTCGGGTCAGTGAATACTGGGGTTGTGTACAGTGGCACGTAAGGTGCGTATACATAACCAGTTTCAAACATGCTTGTACCTCTGTGACCTAGCAGAATCTTTCCAGTCGGTGCCATTGGGTCTTTGTAAACAGTGAATCTGTTCTTGATAACACCGAATCTCTCAAGTCCCATACCAGACTGTCCAGCCCAGTCTCTTTGCACTTCTGAGAATCCGTCAAGCTTCTCAAGTCTTGCACAAGTGTCTGGGTCAGCTACAATCCAAGTAGCATTTCTGAATCTTCTCTTGTAAATCAAGTTGTTCGCATCAATGATTGCTTCCCATAGAGTCATCTTGTACTCTCTGTCAGAACCGTTGTAATCCACTGGTGCTGTTGCTGACCAGTTTACGTTACCAGCTGATGCTATGTTGTAGAGGTCATTAACGATTTGTCTGTCGATTTCCCTTCTGATTTCGTCACCAAGGATTGCAAGCATCTCAGTCTCAGCGTTAACTCCGTGGTATGCAAGCATATCTTGCTGTGCTTCAAGAGTCCACTTAGCTTTAAGTTTCTTAGTCTCAGCCACAACAGAATCGCTAGTCATATTGAAGTCTATTTCTGGAATATTGTCTCCGCCTTCAGTTGGCGTAGTCAAGCTGTAATCAACGGTGACTACGGCACCGTCAGCGGGAGGCACATCAAGTGTGAATGTACCAGTTGTCGCATCAGTCAATGTAAAGTCCACTGCCACACCATCTACATAAACTGTAGCGGAGTTAGCAAGTACAGGAAACAAGTGTGAATCACTTACTGTGAATGCTACCGTAGTGTCATCGCCCTCACCAAGTACAAGACCTCTTACTACTCCACCCGCATAATACGGATTGAAGTTTGCCATACCGTTACCACCGATAACGTCTCCGGCAGTGGTTCCTCTAATGCTTGTGCCATATGCGAAGTCTAGGTAGAATACCATCGCAGTCGGCATGCTCATTGGCTGAACAGATACTAGTTCGTTTGCAATGAGGTTCGGGAATACCC